CGGTTCACATTTTTAGTTTTGGCGGTGTGCATCGGATTGACTGCCTATGCAAACCCCTTGACTGAAACGACAATCCAGAAAGATACATATAAGACCAAAGATATTTTACTTCTTTTTAAATCGTGTTATGAAACTATTTACTTTTTGGGAAATACGAAATATAGAGGAACAAGAAAACCTCTAAAAGAAGATAAAGTATCGAAACAATGTTTCTGTATATGTGATAAAATTAGGGAAAAGTATCCATCGGGAACATTTTTAGATAAACAAATTAGTGAATTACATAAAATTATTGCTCCGTTGTCAAATGAATGTATAGAGGAAATGGGGCCTTTTTGGGAAAGTATGGAGGATGAATAATGGATAATCGTATAGACGAAATTCTTGAAATCACCAGTTTAGTGCCCACATCAGAATTAAAACCGGAACCGGTGGCCAGAGTTTTACCAAAAACAGACGGCAAGGATGACGATGTTGATTATAATTATGCCCGTGAAAATTACTACAATCTAATCGAAAGAAATCAAGACGCAGTAGAAGAGATGTTGGAGATTGCTAAACAATCGGAACATCCACGTGCTTTTGAAGTGGTCGGTCAGTTAATCAAATCTGGAATAGATGCCAACAAAGAGTTAATGGGACTACATAAAACCAAAAAAGAACTAAGTATAGAGAAGAGTGGTCCTGGTGTTGCCGTTAATAATGCCGTATTTGTGGGTTCAACAGCAGAATTACAAAAACTTTTAAAAGCGAAAAAATGATAAAAGTAACACTTTCTGATAATTTTATTTCAAAACAAATTAAACATGCTAAGAACAGAATGCTTAACTCGTTAAATCAAATTCTTGAAAATCAGGCAAAGGAAAAAAAGACTAAAGATTGTCAGGATTGTTTACAACATATAAAAAACGAATATACAGAATGTAGTAAGAGTTGTTGAGGAAAAACCTAATGAAATCAACCACATATCTTGGAAATCCTAATCTCAAAAATGTCGGACAGAAGATAAATTGGACTAAAGAAACTCTTGAAGAATACATGCGGTGCAAGGAAGACCCCCAACACTTTATAGAGAATCATGTCCGTATTGTTCACGTAGATAAAGGACTTGTGCCTTTTCATATGTATGATTATCAGAAAGACATGATACATAAGTTCAATGATAATCGTTTTGTGATCTGTAAAATGCCTCGACAGACAGGCAAATCAACTACCATCATCGCATTTCTTCTTCATTACATTTTGTTTAACGAAAGTGTTAATGTTGCTATTTTAGCGAACAAAGGAATGGTAGCAAGGGAATTACTTGCTAGATTACAACTTGCTTACGAACATCTACCCAAATATTTACAGCAAGGTGTAATCACATGGAACAAAGGGAACATTGAAGTAGAGAATGGATCTAAAGTTATTGCCGCGGCGACTTCTAGTTCTGCAGTTCGTGGTTCTTCTTTCAACATTATTTTTCTTGATGAGTTTGCACACGTTCCTCAAAATATTGCTGAACAATTCTTTACTTCTGTATATCCCACTATTTCTGCTGGTGAATCTACCAAAGTTCTGATTGTTTCAACTCCACTCGGACTCAATATGTTCTACAAGATGTGGATAGAAGCTGAAGAAGGTAGAAATGATTATGTTCCGATTGAGGTACATTGGTCAGAGATGCCGGGCAGGGACGGAAAGTGGAAAGAAGAAACTATAAGAAACACCAGTGAAGTACAGTTTACACAAGAATTTGAGTGTGAGTTCGTGGGGTCAACGTATACACTGATTGCTCCATCGAAACTTAGAACGATGGTATTCAAGAGCCCGATTCACAGCAGTAATAATTTAGATGTATATGAACAACCAATAAAAAGTCATACTTATGCCCTCATTGCCGATACTGCACAGGGAAAAGGTGTCGATTATTCTGCTTTTTCGGTCTTTGATGTTTCTGAAATGCCCTACAAGCAAGTAGCAAAATATAGAGACAATACCATTTCCCCCATGCTGTATCCAAATGTGATTTACAATGTAGGGAACAAATATAATTGTGCACATGTTTTAGTTGAGGTGAATGATATTGGAAGTCAAGTTGCCGATTCTCTTCATTATGATCTGGAATACGAAAATATTATGATTATTACAATGAGGGGAAGAGCGGGACAACAAATTGGTGGAGGATTCGCAAAAAATATTCAGTTGGGGCTCAGAACAAGTAAACAAATCAAAAGGATTGGATGTGCTACCCTGAAGGATCTGGTTGAACAAGAACAATTAATTATTCCAGATTTTGAAACTATTAAGGAACTCACAACTTTTGCTTTGCGGAACAATTCGTATCAAGCAGAAGAAGGTGCACATGATGATTTGGCAATGACATTAGTAATATTCGGATGGTTGGTCCAGCAAAGATATTTCAAAGAGATGACCAACATGGATATACGGAAAAAGATGTGGGAAGAACAAATGGAAACTCTAGAACAGGACATGCTTCCTTTTGGTCTTATAGATGATGGACTAGAATCCGAAACTTTTGTAGATAATGAAGGTCAAACGTGGGAAGTGGATGATACTAGGAGATTATATTATTAAAGGGATCTATTTCCCCAAAGTTGACTTCTGTAGGGGGGTTGTTTATTTCGTTTATTAAACTTTCAATTTTGTTGGACAGGTCGGGCCTTTCTTTTTTGAGTCTGTTTAGAAAGTTAATGGAACCCGTAATCAATTGGTCCGGATGAATAGTTAATCTTTTCCCTATCTTTCTTTTGTTGGACACTTCAAGATGTTTAGGATTTACACAAGAAGGATTGAAACAATTTTGCGTTACTACTTCATGGTCGGACACATTACCCCGAAACATCATAAAAGCAAGTCTACTGGAAGGTATAGTTTTTCCAAAGACAGAAAACATTCCGTGTCCTGTCTTGTTTTTTGAAGCAAGCCAGATATGACATTCGGTATGTTTTTCAGTACGATCAATCTTTTTAAGAAATCGTTCTTTTACTTTTTTATTGTCTATTAATTTATCTTTAATCATAGTTGGGTCTTTGCTATATTTATGATATTACTTTATATTTATGGTTTTAGAGAATTGGAAAAAGATAAATACTTTCAACATGGCACACTATTGTTCATTTTTGTTGAACAATAACTTACAATTTAATTTTATAGGAGAGTTAAGATGCCTTTTACAATTAGCCCAGGCGTTGTAACCAAAGAAATTGACCTTACCGCTGTTGTTCCTGAAATCTCTATGACAGAAGGTGCGATTGCCGGACCTTTTAAATGGGGACCTGCACTTGATATTATACAAGTATCAAATGAAACAGAAATGGCCGGAGTCTTTGGGAAACCAAACGCTGCTACATACAAAACGTGGTTTACTGCAGCAAGTTATCTCGCATATTCGGGGTCACTGAAAATAGTTCGTTCAGTCGGAACAGACGCAAATAATGCGGCTATGACCACTGCACTGCAGGTGAATAATGATGAAGCCTATGAGAATACATACGATGATGCTTTTGGTGGTTCACCAGTTACTACTGCCGGATCATTCATTGCAAAATATCCAGGAGATCTTGGAAACAGTCTGAGAGTTTCCATGTGTGGTGCAACAAGAGGAAACACAAATTCAGACGGAACACTTAACAGTAATTCAGATGTTTCACCTACTTGTACTTCCGCAGTCTATACACAAGCTAATACTACTCTTTTAGGAGTGGGAACAACCTTTTCGAATGATTTGACTGCTGGTGATACAATCCTAATTAATGATAAAGTTATTTCGATTACTTCTGTTACATCCAATACAGTTTGTGTAGCAATTTGTGCAGAATCAACAGTTGCAAATACTGGAGCGTATACACGTAAAGCACGGTCTGGTTATTCAACACCCGCCGGTCAGATGGTTGGAACACTTGCATGTTCAGCTAATGGAACTACATTAACTGGAACAAACACTAACCTTGCTGTTCAATATACAGCAGGTGACATTGTTAAACTTGTTGGAACTAATGAAGAACGTAAAATTTCCTCAGTTACTAATTCAACTTCAATGATAGTTACAGAACCATTTGTCAAAGCCGCTTCTGCTAATACTCATTCACGTACATGGGAATATGCATCAGCTTTTGATAGTGAGCCTGTTACTTCAGCACACGCCAAACGAAATAGCGGAAACTATGATGAAATTCACGTTGTTGTCGTTGATGAAGATGGAGATGTTACCGGAGCAAATAATACAGTTCTTGAAACATATTCAGGATCAGTTGCCGCAGGAGCAAAGGGTGAAGATGGTCAAAGTATTTTCTACAAAGACCTAGTAAATAGAAAATCAAAGTATCTTCGCTGGATGGATCATGCATCAAATGGTGATGCTGACACACTACTTGATAGTGGAACAACCGCCTGGGGTGGAGCCGCATCCGGAACATTTAACGGTAAAGGAATTATCGTTTCTGGAAGTCTAACTGGTGGAACTGCTGGAACAGCATCAACCGCTGGAAACATACAGACAGCGATGGATAAATTCAAAAATGCAGAAGAAGTGGATGTCACGCTTCTGATGACAGCCAATGCATCAGCCGCTACCGCTATTCATGCAATTAACAATATTGCTGAATATCGTAAAGATTGTGTTGCATTTATTTCACCACAAGAGGCAAGTGTTGTTAATAATTCTGGAAGTGAAGTTGATTCTATCACAACTGACAGAAACAACATGCCGAGTACATCCTATGCTATGATGGATTCTGGATGGAAATATATGTATGATAAGTATAATGATTTATATCGTTATGTTCCATTGAATGGTGATAGTGCTGGATGTTGCGCATATACAGACGGAGCACGTGATCCTTTTTGGTCGCCTGCGGGTCTGGATCGTGGAAATATCCGAAATGCAATCAAACTTTCATTTAATCCAAACAAAACTCAAAGGGATTCCGTCTATAAAATAGGTGTTAATCCTGTTGTTGGAATGCCTGGTAGTGGAATTCTTCTTTATGGAGATAAAACTCTATTAGCAAAACCAAGTGCATTTGATAGAATCAATGTACGAAGATTGTTTATTCTTTTGGAAAAATCAATTGCTAATATGGCAAAAGCTTTCTTGTTTGAATTTAATGATGCATTTACTCGTTCAAGATTTGCAGCAACCGTTGAACCTTTCCTACGAGATGTTCAGGGAAGAGGTGGACTTCAGGATTTTGCAGTCGTTTGTGACGATAGTAATAATACTCCGGAA